GATTTGCTCTTTCTCTATCTTCTTCCATTGCCGTCTTTAATAATTGTTCATAATTGGATTTTAACATTCCTATACGATCTGGTTCTGTACCAGGAGTTTTCATGGAAAGATAATAAGATAGACCACATGTAAGAGGAGGAAGGAATCTTTTAGGCATATCTGCATTCTGATCAGCAGATTTATTTACATCTTCCAGTTCTCTTATACCTTCAATATTTAATATATCTGTTGAATTTTCAGGAATAGGCCAAAGATATATAGTAGGATTATCTCTATCTCTCTTTATGGTAAACTGAGTAGATCTTCCCTTTTGTGTCTTATTAGGCACAAGTTGATATTCTTCAAAGCTAATTCTTTGAAGTTGAATATCTGTGTTATCTCTACGTAATATTACTTCCAATGCATCCAATGTACTATCAGATAATGCATAGGTGGTAGTACTTGTAATTACCGTTACCAGAGTTGTATATGTAGACCAGAGAAGAATACCTCTATTCTGCCAATCCTTTAACATAAGATTAATAGAACGACGGGCAGAAGCAGGAGTATGACCAAGGGTTTGTTCACCCCCAATCATCTCCGTAGCTTCTTGGATCACCTCATCTATATCTAAGTTAAAGTTAAATGTTCCTGACGTTGCCATATTGACTATTTCTTCTTGGTTGCTTTTTCACTCATGAAGAAACCTACAACACCTGATGCACCACATGCAATCATAATTATGTTCTGCCATAAATCAACTGGTACAGTAACACCAATCATAGCAAGAACACCTGCAAGTGCAGCATAAGATGAGGGTTCTTTAAAACGATCTATAATACGATTCATCTTGTTCTCCTTTTTCCTTTTGTTAATCTACTGCCTTTTTTTCTTTGTACAGCAGCACCATGTTTCTTCACCCAATTCTTGGCAATTTTTGGATGGTTAGCAAATAAGAAAGCACGTTGATCTTTTGATTTAAAGGGCATTATTTTTTATATCCCTTACCCCATCCTTTAATAGCTCTACCTACACCTAAAGGTTTTGTTGGACCACTCTTTATTGGTATTACTTTTGTACCAGCTTGACTTATTTGTTTACCACCCTTATACTTCTTTATTTGTCCACCAGTTGCTTTTTTAACAGTAGTTGTTTTTGGTGCTTCTGGTCTTGCTCTTGAAAAAGGATCTCGTAAAGGTTTTGTAACAGGTTTGGAAGTTGCTGTTTTCATAGCTTTTTCTAATTGTTTTAATACTGTTGTAGCTGGTTGAGCTTGCCCTTGTTTAATCAGTACATTAGCTTCACTTGTTGGTAATCTACCAACCTTTCTTGATCCTGACTTAACAATTACTTTATAACCTTTCTCAGTTTTTTTTGCTATTTCCTCACCTAATTTAGTAAGAACATCTGGTGCTGGTTTAGCTTTACCTTGGTTAATTAATCGTTGAGCTATTTTTGGAGCAAGTCGTGTAATAGCTCGTGCTCCTGCCATAATAACAGGTACGAATAGTGCTGGTCCGGCCATAATCTATCTCCTACTTCCGTTATAACGAGCAGCACCCCAGCCTCTGGGTTTCTTTATCGTTTTCTGTTTACAATTTTACTTCCCTTTTTAAAAGAGTCTACTAATTTCTGTTTTGGCTTTACTAATTTATCTGTAAATCTATCTTCCAAATCTAATCTTTTAGGTTTTCCTGCTTTTTTCCATGCTGTTATATCAGGAGTTCCATCTTTTTTTATAAAACCTGTTGCTTCAGCTTCCCTCTTATCTAGAAATTTATTACGACTAATAGCTATTTTTCTATTAGATTTAAGAAGTTTTTTTTCTTTTCCTGATGCCTCTTTAATTCTTGATAAACTTGGAACAGATTCTCGTGATATTAATTCAGTTCTTTGTGCTCTGGTATATGGATCAAATTCCATTATATCAGGAGCCATAACTCCAATTTCTCTTTTCAATGCTGTGTTATCCTGCATATACTCTATAAATTCAGGACGACTACGAATTTCTTCCCATGCTTGTTCTCTTTGTTGAGGATTTAATCCAGCAGTTTCTATCCGAAATTTTCCTCCTCTTCTTCTTATATCTGCTGCTCTCCTTCTTAAATCAGCAGCAACTTCTGGAGAGGGTTCTCCTACTATAGACAGATCTAATTGCCGTTCTGCTCTGGAAGGTACTCTTCCTGTGGGAACTCCATATGAAATATTTTCTGATGGAGGAACTGTACCTATGGGTAGATCTCTTGGATCTCTTCTTGGAGTCTTACCACTTCCAAATGCTTTTTCTGCCCTAACACTAGGAGGTATTGCAATATCAGGATTTTGCTTTAATTTTTCTAAAACTGCTTGAGGATCTTGATATCGTTGCATTATTGCTTCTGTATCTATATTATCAGTAGTAAATGCTATGTCCTGTTCTGGTAATAATCCCAGATCATCTACTGCTTCATCTATATATCCTGTACTTCTCATTTGTTCATGCATAGTACTTGCAGGAGAACCAACATCACCTCGTATATATTTTCTTTCAGTTCCAGATACAGGAAGGATACTTTCTCCAAGAGCTGATCTTTGTCTTACATCACTCGACCTTGGCATATCAACAGTAAGAAACTTATCTGAAAATACGGGCCACTCTTTATCAAGTTCTTCAGCAGCCTGTTGTTGCAATACTCTTTCTTCTACTGCTGTAGGCATATAATTTGGATCATTTATTCGTTTTTCTCTAAGTAATGCATCATATTTTTGTTCATGAGCTTTGCTCCAAGGAAGTTCTTCAGGTAACATTTCACCTGTTCTTGGATGCACTCCCATAGATGATTCTGCCCTTGGATCACTTGCAACTTTTCTCCAACTAGCTTCTATTTCATCTTGAGGAGAAGGTTGAGGTTTACCAGATTCTCCTTTTATTCTTTCTTCTGCTGAAAAATCCAGACCACTTTCAGTTCTTTCTCTTTCTAATTGTGCTATTTTTTCCTGTTCTTCTTTAGGCAATGTTCTTTCATGTGCTCTCCTGCCCTTGATCTCTCTTCCAGCCATAAGATCCTGAACATTTTTCTCTATCTGTTCCTGATTTATCTTTGACATTACTTCTTCTGGTGCTCGTCCATTTGTACCAGACATTGCTCTAATCTCTGCTTTTATTTTCGCTTGTTGTGAAAGATCAGGAGCTTTACTAGGAGCAATACCTAATCTTATTTTTGCTATAGCTTCTGCACTACGTAACTCCTTGGGCCACGGAGGAAGACCTTGTGCTTTGTTCCATATACCGGGTTTAGAATATCCTGCTTTAATAGCAGCTTCTATTATTTTTTGATTAGTAAGAGCTTCTGTAAAATCCTCTAAATTTTTTGCAGCTTGTCCAGTAGTTTTAAGTGTATCTAATTGTTTTGCAAGTTCACTTGTACGTTGCTCTATCTCAAATAATTTACTAACTTCTTCACCAGTATGAGGACGATCAAAATCCAGTTCTAATAGTTTTTCTCGTTCTGCTTTTCTCATTGCAGCTCGTTCTTTAGCGGCCCCTAATCTAGCACGAGGAGATTGAGCTGCTTTTTCTTCTATACGTCCTAATGCTCCCAGATATTTTCCTACACCAGTAACATAAGACCTTGGAGCACCTTCATCTATCCACTTCTCTATATCAGTAGTTGCTGATTTTGAAAGTGGTAGATCTAGTTGCTCTCCCAGTTTAGGTTTTGCTGAAGGAGGAATACCTGCTTCACGAGCTATCCTTCTTTGCTCAGTTGCAGGAACATCACCGAATAATTTTTTAAGAACAGCAATGACTGCTTGATTACGAGGACTACCAGCCATCTTTTTACCTTACGTGAATATTCTTTACACTATTATGATCAACCTTAAATGTCTCTCCTTTTTCATACTTTGCATTGACCACCTCTTCATGAGGTGTTCCTACAACATCTGGTCCTCTACGAGCAGCACCGTAGCCTTGTCCAGTTGGTTTTCCATTGATCTTTTCCAGATCAGGAGGATTCTTCAATATTGTATGTGGTCCCATTTTATTCTCCTAACTATAATATTTAGATACTAGTTTATTTCCGTCATGGCCCTGATAACTTACTCGTCCACCTGCACTATACTTCTTCTTCTTTTTCTTTTTAAGTGACCCTCCCCTTTTTCTTGGTTTTGTTAGATCTCCTAATGTTTTATAACCAAGTCTTATAGCTCTTTCTTCCCAAGTTTCATCTTTAGGTGGATCTTGAATAGCAGGTAATTCAATGTCTTCTTCTCTTGACGGAATAGCTGGACTTCGTTTATAACCTTTAGGTGGGGCAAGAGTTTTTATTTTTACTTTAGGAGGATTAGGAACAGCAATACCACTTGGTTTAGCTGGTTCAGCTCTAGGAGTTTTAGATGCACCATAACTCTTTGTAGGTTTACCACTAACTTTTCTTGAACTGGTTGCAGCAGTAAGCCTTTCTCTCATAGTAGCTTTTTTTGGTTTCTCTCGTTGTTCCTTTTTATATTTTTCTTTTAATCTATGACGAGCAGGATTATAAGGACCAGTTCCTGTTCCCGGTACTTTCTCCCATTTATGTCTGTCGGCTTGAATTTGTTTCATCGTTGCCATTACTGTGCTCCTTGTATTATAGGATTAGGCCCACCCACCGGATTACGAGGAGTCTCCATATCATCCTGTCTCATTCTACGAGATTGATTTCTAAGTGCATCTATTGAATTTTGATAGCTACTTTCCCATACTTGCACTACTTCCCAACTCTTGGTAAACTTGGCAGACTCAATCATACATGCATTGAATAATGCATTATAGGCAAACTCACTAAAATAATTGGAAGTTGTAGCAGATGTGCCTGTTGCTGATGAAAGTGGAATAGGTCTACGTGTATATTGTATTTCTCCTGTCAAGGCAGAAGTTGGAGTTGGTACTATATAAATAGCTGTATTATTCTTTCGTGCATAATATCGGGGGGTGCCTACAGATGCACTGGCATAGGGCCAGTAATCTATAGCATACTCATAAGTTCTTTGAAGTAGTGGAGTAATAAGAGCAGAAGTACTTGTGGTAAAACTTACATTTCTTACGACCAAAGAATCAACGGGAAGACTTACTGTTGGACTACTTGCGGTAAATGTAAATGAGGTAAAGTTATCCAGACCGGGATCATCAATCTCTTTTACCAGACGATCTTCAGCCTTCTCAACAAACTTTGGAATTTGATCTGCAAATTCTGTTGAGTCATTCTCTGCCGTATTAATAAGGTCAGTTTTTAGAAACGAATAATTAGGCATAGGATGTTATCCTAATATGGCAGTTACTGGTCCAGCATCCGGTGCAGACACGGTTACTTTACCATAAATCGGTACACCAATTTCTCCGAAATAAGTATCAATTACTCCATTTGCCTGAATAGCTAATCGAATAGCTGTTCCTTGTGCAGTCTTATTTGTAATCTGCTGCTCACCTATTAATTCAATCATTCCTGATACAGTTGCCGTAGCATGAATAGCCACTATACGAGTCGTCGTACCATCAGCACCTACTGTAGCTCCTGTATCTACCCTTTTAAGTGGGCC